GGGGCGTTTCACATGCTTATCAAGCACGACGGATACCGGCTGACCTGACCCCGTGACGCGCGTAGCAAAGTTGCGGTCTTGCCACATCGCAGACACGTCGTAAGGATCAACTATTGCGCCACGTTCGCCATTCACAAATATGTCTTGGGGCGCCCAGGACAAGGTGCCGTCACCACCAGACAAGCGAAACTCCCACCCATCAAACGCGCCGAGGGTAGGCTTGCCGCCGCGTCGTTCATCACTCTGAATTATGACGGCACTGGCCGTGACCATCAGGGCGCTACGTGCTGCGACCAAGTTCGGGAATACACGTGTGGCAGCAGAGGTGGTCAGAAGCGCGATTGTTTGATCCGCTGCTGCTCGCGCATCATCACGAATAGCGTCGATCTGAGCTACGCCAGCATCTACGATGGCCTGCCCTGCAGCGTTCTGCTTTGCAATCACCACCTCATCAGTATCACCCGGCAGCACCCCATACTGCCCCGTTCGGCGCAGAATATCGGCCTGGCTCTCGCCACGCGCGCCAGAGATCTCGATATCGACTGTCGGAGAGATAGAGGCCATTAGTAGGTAGCTCCAGGCGTGAGGATGACCTGCCCGGCGGCGGGGATGTACTTCACCCCATCCGGGTAAGTCATGCGCATATCGTAAGCCAAACGGACGATCTCGGTAGCGCCCTCGACCGCAGCGAAGGCAGAGCCTTCGATCCGCACCGTGAACATTCCGTTGGTCGGGTCGTACTTGTCGATCGTGGCGCTGGCGAGAACCGCGCCTTGCCCGGCAACTGCGCGCACCTTGAGTTCTAGCGCGATGCTAGTCAGGTTAATCGGCGCGCCATCGGTGTCGCGAAGACGCCAGCGCTGATTATATGTGCCGTTGCGGTCAACTTGCAGGTCAAGCCGCATCCGAGAAGTCCTCTACGAAGCTGATCGAGACGTTGGAGTACATGCCCATTTCCATGTCCGGGATGAGGCTTTGCCCGATCTCGGCACGGCACTGCACCATCGGCCATTCGAAGTTGAGCGCGGCGCCCGCGGTTATGGCCTCGCGCAAAGGCGGAGAGATTATGCACGTGGCCTGCTGCCCAGTGCGAGCGGTGACGCGCTCGATTAGGTAGGCTCGCTTCCCAACGCTGAACTTCTCGCCGCCGCGAATGCGAGCGCCTTGAATCACGTCAACGGTCAGCGTGGTGGCCCGTAGCGCCGCAGTCCCTACCGTTGATGCGATGATGTGGGGCGAGGCAAACCGGACGAAGCTCGGGAACGCGTCATCATCCCAGATCAGGTCGGAAGGGTCGGTACCGTCTCCACCCACGTAAGGGCGTGGCGCGGTCCTCGTCGATAGGACCGGCACCAAAACAGCCCGCGAGCCTCCGCGTAGGTAGGATATCCACTGATCCCACAGCCGCTCTAGCTCAGGATCATCAATGTCGATGTCGCTGTACTCGATCCGCCAGCGCCCGCCGCCATCGGTCTGTATCACCGTCTCGTCGCCGCTGATCGCCGTGCCGCCGCTGATGACGGTAGGCATTACGCCTGCGCGCACGTTCGTCGGGTTGAAGAGGTGCGCCGGGAATACGAACATGCGCGAGAGCCTAAAGCGCAGGCCCGCTTACGCTTACCGCCATCACCTACGGTGAAGTATCTACGTTCTCGGGCAAGCTCCACGGCGAGGTGCGGCCGTCGCCTGTGCCATAGGCCACCTCTACCGTTACGATGGTGCCGTAGGGCACATAGTCCGTGACGAGCGAGACGCCTGGGCCTGGGTCCGCATCGGTGGTTGTGCGCTCAGACCAAGCACCCGACCCAACCCGCCAGCGAGTATACCAGTTCAGGTCATCACGCACCGGACCGTTCGCCACGATCTGGACGCGTACCCCGGTCACTGAGCCCGCTGTCTCACCTTCTCCGGACTGGCCGATATCGGAGAAGTCAGCATACGCGCTGATGATGGTAGGCGCATCAAGGGGTTGCGGCGCAATGCGGTTGCCGACAGGTGCGGGCTCGCCTTCCTCAGTGGCCGGGTTCCAATCATCAACGTTCGGGTCCGCGGCTACCCATGAGAAGGTTACGCCGCCTGTAGCCATGTTGCGCGTGACGGCGCTGATCTCGGCCACACTATCAAAGAATGTGACGCCAGCCTCAACGATCTTGAGGTTGATGAAACGATGCCCGCGAACCTTACGACCGCCCGTGTTCGTGATGACGGTGCCGCGATGCAGGGTGTTGCCCCGTGCCATCTGGCGCTTAGCCAACCGCCGCGCTTGGCTGAACGACGGCACCTGAAGGTCTAGCGAGTCCGACAGGATCTCGCCGCGCTCGGCGATGTCATCCTCGTCACGCCATGCGTCCGTCTCGACGGTGTTGTAGTCATGCTCGGCAGAAACGTAGCTGACGATCAGTTCGTTGACCGCGCTGTCATCGTCGACGCCAACACCCTGCCATTCGTATGACACGATATCGTCAGGCCCGATGTCGACGTCAGGTGTTGCGTACTTGCCGGCATAGACTACGAGCGCGCCGTCCGAGCGGGGAGCGATCCAGCCATCGCAACACTGCAACAGGCCTGAGACGACGGATGCGTGCCGATCGGTATGCTTGTGCCCGACGCAGGACCGCCAGCGCGCTTCTGTCCCGCCTGACTTAAGCAGCACCGGTTCGTCGCAGATGTCGGACGCCGCCTGCCAATACGTGATCGTCGGTGCGATCTTGGTGGCATAGTCCACGCCTTCACGCACCAGCTTGTAGTGCATGAGCTGGCGTATCGGGTTCTCAGTCCAAGTCCAACCAGTAGGGTCCGTGGGGTCAGCAGCGTGCGGGTCGGGACACTTCTGCCACTTCGCCGCCATAGACCCGACCGGGGCACCATTGGGGTAGATGTCGAGATACTTGTCCGACTTCACGGCCTTGGCGAGAACGGCCATGATGACTACGCCATCGCCGCGGTGGTCGCTGGTCCATATAGTCGGAATTTTGCCGATAACAGCGGCGATGGCCGTCCCAGGCGAGGTGCCGCTCGTGGAGTAGATTTGCACACTGTTGCTAGCGTATCGCCCGTCTTCGCCTTCCTGTGCGAACCCGCCTGCTACTGCCACCCGATCATCGTTGAGGTAATACTGCATTACCTCGGTAAGCTCGCCGTCGTGGATCGCGTACACGTCAACAGCGGTCCCATCCGCGGCGGTCTCATAGCAAATGAAGGCGCCATAGAGCTTTGAGACGCCATAGCTCGAAACACGCGGCGGGCGGGGCGTCTTGATTGCGGTCTCGGCTGTGTCGGGTTTTGGCGCAGACGGACCGAGGCCGAGCAACCCGGCACCAGCCTGCACGCCTAGTGCGGTAATCGCCGCCGGCAACACGGCTGCGGCCGTGTAGAGAGCATAAGCCGCGTTGACACTGAGGCCCACACCAAGCGCAGCGCTCCCGATGGCTGCAGAGATTGCCTGCCCAACCCCGGGTATGACGTTCACGGCGATCGCGGCGCCGACAGTGAGGATCGCACCTAGCGTCTTACCCACCTGTAGGCCTCCACGCTTTCAGAAGCCGTGGCGCATTGCTGAAATGCAAGCCCGTACCAGTCCGGATCGCGAAGCGCTCGCCCGTCCAAATCGCCCCGGCCTCCAGCGGGCCCAAGGCCACTACCGCGATATCGCCCGGTTCAAGCTGCTCTATAGCCGGCAGTGCGTTGCCTATGCCCTGCTCCCACAATGAAAGGAGGCTGACATGCTCGGTCGTGGCTTCGCAGGCATGTGGGTCGGTGATCCCACGCCAGGCAGCGGCGTAGTCGGGATGTCCCAACGCCATGCACCAGTCAGCCGGCATCGTGCTGCAGTTCCACGCGCCTTGGCCTTGCGCCTTGAGGAAGGTGCCAAGATCCATCCTACTTGGGCCCAAACCGCCGGGTCGTGCCGCCGTTGATCCCGGCGACAAGGCTGAAGATCAGGTCATCGGCCGATCGCCGCCGCTGGTCCGCATCCGTGAAGAATGCCACCTTGGCACGGCTGCGGGTCGTCTCACCCTGCACGATGGTCAAGGTGATCGAGCGGGTGACCTTGCCGTCCTGCTCTTGCGGGCGGCTGACCGTAAGCGAGCGGGCTTCGAAAATCTGCTCCCACTCGATGCCAAGAAGTTGCCACGCATCGTCAAAGGCGATCGTACCGACATGGACTGCAGCGCCGCGGACTGAAGGCGCATCGTCCATGGCAAGGCGGACTGTTTCTTGCGAAACGCCCGAGACGGTGAAATCAAGTCTCTCAGCCGTACCGCCGATGAGCTGCTGAAAATCGGGGACGCTTACCAGTTCCCCGCTGCCAAGCGCGATCATAGGTTCAGGGATCACTAGATCGGGGGGTATTGGAAGAGCGCCCAAGCCAGACCATATCAGGGCTGGAGGCTCGCAGGCGATGTAGATCACCGTGCTTTCGCGGAGGCTGGCCATCAGGTGCCGTCTCTTTGGTAACCAGACAGACGGCTCGGCAGCCCCCTGTTGACGGCCTTGCCCATCAGCGCTGCGGCTTGCTGGGCCTGCTGGCCCGATACGGCCAGGATCTGTTGCGCGAAGCCTTGCGGGTTGACGCTGTTGCGAGCGTCGACGTGGATTGTCTGCTTGATGATGGGGGCTTGCGAAGAGCGGGCCGCCGAAGTGCCAGCCATGGACGCGGCCACTCTTGCGCTGGCGAGCCCCTCGAGGTTCTGCACCCCCAGGCGCTTCACCGTCTCAGCAGGCACTACGTACTCGCCGCGATGGACCACGCCGGCCACCTGGTTCTTCGGGCCGTCGCCGGTGTAGCCGCCGGATGAAAAGCCCAGAACCTTCCGCACACCACCGATGATGCCGCCGCCACCGATGCCGCCGAAGAATGCCTGCTGCGCTGCAAGCTTAATGATGTCGCGGATGATGCTGTTCAGCACATCGCCCGCAATACCGCCCAGCTTGACGAACTCGGTCGAGGCGTCAGCAAGGCCATCGGTGAGGCGATCGATCGCGTCGAGCTCGATGTTCTCGACTGCGTTGTTCATGTTCGCGGCCGTCTCGCGCACTTCTTGCTTCCGCTTTTCGAGCGGGGAGGCATAGTCCCGCTCCAAGCCGGTGCGCTTGGCTGCTTGCGCCGTCGCTAGATCGGCGCGTGCCTGTGCAGCATTAGCGATCCGTCCAGTGGCGATGTCCTCTTCAAGAAGGTTGCGCTCGATCTGCTGCTGCAGGGCGAGTGCGCGGCTTTCCAGATCATGCCGAGCATCGAGACCCACCACGATGCTGGCTTGTGCATCGAGAGCATCCGCCTGACGCGACAAGGCATCGTTTGCGAGGCGGGTCTCCTCCTCGCGAATCTCGCGGTTCATCTTGCGAGCGAGCAGCCCCTTGTTCGCTTCGACGACGATCTCGCCGTCAGGGCCAAGCTCCCCATCACCCTTGCCGTAGAGCCTGTTGATGTACTCGATACGGGCGGCGCGCTGCTGCTTGCTAAGGCCCTTTTCGCTGTTGATGGCTGCGATGCGCTCTTCGCGCTCTGCCCGCAGCAATTGCCGCTCAAGGTCGGCGCGATCCCCCAGGTTAGTTGCCAGATCGGCGCGCGCGCGAAGCTCCTCCTGATTGAGGCGAGACAGTTCCTCGGCCTGGCGTTCGGCAAGCTCTTCCGCAGATGGGCCGGAGGGTCCCTTCGTCTTCTTGGTCTTCTTCTTGTCGTCACCCGCGCCTGCGCTAACCGCAGGCGTCTCGGCGGCATTTATTTGGGCCTCAATGCCGGCAAGCGCTTTCTTGAAGCCAGCGATCTCGCCCTTGATCTCATCAGCACGCCGGCCCGCGGCGGTCTTGGCGTTGGCGGGGAAAAGAGCATCGGAAAGCGCCCGCGTGCCCCGCGCGATAACGCCCACCGCCGAGCCCGCCGGCTGACTGTTGCTCGGGCGTGCCGCCGATTGCCGTGCAGCCTCCGATTGCGCAAGCACCAGACTGGCCCGTGCGGACGCCAGCTTCTGCTTGACGTTCTCAGCTTCGGCGCGAGCTAGGGCAAGCGCCTCAGTACGAGCCTTACCGTGCGCCGTCGCCAAGTTGTCGGCAGCAGTGGCGGCCCGCTCGGTGACACTGGCTGCACGCGCCTGTCCACGTGCGTATGCCGCGGCCGCAGCTTCCGCTTCTGTCGATGCGCTCGCGACGTAGTAGATCGCTGCGCCGACCGCCAAGATAGCAAGCCCAACCGGACCACCGAAGGCGCTGAGCAAAGCACCACCGGCCGCGGTGGCACTGCGCGCGGCTACTCCCTGGGCAACGGCCAACGATGACACTCCCGCCGCTGCACGCGCGGCGATCGGTCCCGTTTGCAGCATCAGGGCATTGGCATTAGCGGTAGCTGCCGCGACGGCTTCTATCGCCAATGCAGCGCGGACATCGGCTGCGGTCTTGGTCACAGTGGCAGCGGTGGCGGCGACGAGCCCCCCAACGTAGCGAGCGCCGATCAGGGTTGCGACGACGGCAAGAGCGGGGATGATGGTATCGAGGTTATCGGCAAGCAAGGCGATGCCACCGCTGATGCGTGCCGTTGCCGATAGCGCCTGATCGGCTTGCCCTACATACTTGCCTAGGGCGTTGTTCAGGATGGTGAAGGATGCGCTTAGCGTGAGGCTCGACTTCTCCGCCTGAGCCAGCAATGCGGGCATGCCCTTCAACCCGGCTTGCACGAACTCCTGCGTGCTGACCGTGCCACCCTTCACCGCGGCGGTGAGCTTGGACACAGACCCAGCGAACCGATCGGAGCCATTCGCCACCGCCTGCAAGAGCGGTCTGGCGCCATCGATCAGCGAGTTGTATTCCTCGGCCTGGATCTTTGATCCACCGAGCGCCTGCGCAAGCTGAAGTAATGCGCCCGACGCTTCGCCGGCGGATTGGCCTGATACCTTGAGCGCGGCAGACGTGCCCTCGACGAATTGCAAAAGCTGGCTGGTGGAAAGCCCCAAGTCTTTGGTGTTGCCTGCGAGCCGCCCGTACAAGGTGCCGACGCTTTCAAGCTCGGTGCCGTAGCGCTGAGCGACTTGGAAGAGGCTTTCCTGCGTCTTTGCGAGGCGGTCACCTTCCAGCCCAGCAACCTTCAGCTGGTTGGTGAACTTCGTGTAGCCATCGGCCAGAGAGATGATCGCGCCAGCAGATGCGCCGCCCGCCAAACCGCCAGCGATCCCTTTGAGTGCATTACCGATGGCGGCGCTCGACCGGCTCATCTGCGTTTCGAGCTGGCGAACGCGTTTCTCTTGATTGCCGAGCAGCTGATCCACTTTGGTCGTCGTGCTGCGCAGATTCTGGAGGTACTGGAGAGTATCGGCCGTCAGGCGAAGGCGGATAGGATCGATCTCGGACATCGCGAAACGCTATGGCTTGCCACGCCCAGAACTTACCGCCTTCGGGCTCAATCCTCGAGCTTGCATTACTCGCTGGAGACGTTCTGGATCGCTCTGGCTTGACGGGCCTTGCCCCTCTGCAGCGACAGCATCATTCGACGCTTCTAATGCTTCGAGGTAGCCGCTTAGCGACAGATACCGCCAGTCCAGGCCCATCTTGCCGCAGTTCGCGATCACTAGCCCTTTGCGGTAGGGCTCTGGTCTAGCTCGGGTTCGGCTTCCTGTTTTTTTTTAAGCTCCACGCCGAAGATCGCAGCCGCAAGGATCGACCACGCCAGCGTTGCACTTTCGGCCAAGGGGCGCGCGGGGTACGTGTACCCATCCATAAGGTTCTTTGCGCGGATCGGCCCCACCAGCGCTTCTTCGCCGTCTACCTCGCCATGATTGCCGCCGATGAGCGCGAGCCGGATCACCTCCCGGATCTCTTTGGCACCCGCATCGCCGCCGCCGGCGAACACGTGATTGCCCGCCGCGTCCTGACCGATCCCCGGACGCAGGCGCTCCTCAAGCGCAATCATGGAGCCGCATTCACGCTCCAGTTCGAAGATTTGCGGG